CTATGACTTTAAAAAATAAACACTTTGAGGTGATAATTGCACCTTGTGTGAGAAATTAAAATGGACATACTAAAAAAAGCTGAAGAATTGGCGAGAAAATATCACAACGGACAAGAAAGATGGGACGGAACAAAATATATTAAACATATTGAGGCAGTGGTTAATTTAGTGAATACCGAAGATGAAAAAATAGTTGCTCCCCAGCTCTGTTACGCAATCACGACGACCTTGTAAGAGGGGTGACTTGTATGTTACGCAAAGTGACGAAAGCGGTGGGGCGATTGAAGGTCGGTAATGCACTTGATTACCCCACCGGAGTATGGCGGAAAATCGCAGTGGATGCGGGCATGAAGTTGGAAGAGTTCACCGTGGGGGTGGAATCCAACGCCGTGCTCCAGTCTGCGCTGAAGGGCCGTGTGAAGATCCATCGCAGATTAGGCGCTACGGCCTAGTGGCGTAAAGGTAAGACCTCTGATTAACATATACACATCAAAGAGGACGCTAACATGAAATTCTCCAAATGGCTTTTATCTTTTCTCGCAGTTTATGCTGAGTTGGCGTTGGGCTGTCAGATTTACCCGCTAGAACTTGTGCAGCGCGCATTGTTGCGCGGGCCGTTGATGACTAACATCACGTCCAGCCCCAATCAGTGGTCGGGGCGCACGACCATCGCCTCCGGTTCCGCGACGCAGACGGTCAGCACGTTCTCCATCAATAGTGACAGCATCCTTAATCTAGCACTGGAAGTTGCACTGCCTGCGGGGTACACCACGCGGGGTCAGATTTCGGTGGTCTCTGGGGATACTTCGGGTGTCGCGAGCACCACGGCGGTTTTCAGTGGCCAGGCTATCCTCACTTCGTTCCAGTCTGAGACGGCGGCTTCCTCCGCCGGTGCGGTCATGGGCATGTTGCGGGTCAATTCGATTGTGGACGGTGTGTCGTTCGCGATCTCCACCACCAACTCCGCCGCGTTTGGTCACGAGGCAGGACTGCTCAATTGGGCCATCCCACAAGCCGAACCGAGGGGGATCAAAGTCAATTCGATTTCTTCCGGAAACTACTTCACCCTGGGTTGGGCGGACGGGCAGGCGAAACCCCGCGACGTTACGGTGATGTGGGAAGTGAGAAGGACTAGTTAATAGTGGTTGAATGAGAAACCTTCACGGTGTCCCATAGAAGACCATGAACACAATCCTACCCATCACTATTGCCCAAAGCACCGTCATTTCCAGCGGCCACGTAGCCCTTGGGAATGGCGAGTTGCTGGGGATATGGTGCCCGACGGTCACGAGTGGTGATTTGTTTCTCCGTGCTTCCCACAACACGACCAGTGCCAACTTCGTGCGCGTTCAGCAACCGGTGACGTTGTCCGGTTCTGGTGACCTGAAATTTGGCACGGGCGTCGGCAGTATGTTCCTCCCCACCGGGTTCCTCGGCAACACAGGGCCATACATAAAGCTGGAGTCTGGGGTGTCACAGGCCTCAGACCGCACGTTCCAGCTCTGCATTATGCAGGTGCGTTAAATGCGCGCCGTAGCTTCATCTGGAATGGTGTGGAGGGCACAATGAACCATTCCCGTATCGTAAATCGCTCCCGGATGCGCAGAGCCAACTTTCGGCACAACGTCGCGGCGGTCGCGGTTGCTTCCAGTTTGGTCCTGCTTCATTTTAATGGGGTCGATGCCAGCACTACGATAACGGATACCGGGAGCCGAGGCGCGACGTGGTCCGTGGTGGCTGACGCGCAGTTAGACACGGCGCAGAAGAAATTCGGTTCCGCGTCTTTACTCCTAGATGGGACGGGGGATTATGTTTCGTCTGTTGACATTGGTGCGTTACCGGCGTCCGGGGGTTGGACGATAGACGGTTGGTTTAGGTTTGCTGCTTTACCTGCTGTCGGTTTCCTTTTTGATTATGCCAAGGCCGCCAGCGGTTTCGAGGCACAACTTTATTTGAACGGTGGAGCAGGTGGGAAACTCACCCTGTCTTTAAGTTCAAACGGTACGGGGTTTGATATCGTTACGGGCGACGGAACCAAGAATGATTTTGCCATCAACACGGATTATCACATTGAGCTAACTCGGGATGACGCGGCGGGTGCCTACTATCTGTACGTGGGTGGGGGGTTGGATAAGACGGTGGCGTCAGCGTCACAAATTTCTAACACGATCAACCGATTGGATATCGGGGCACAAGGATTGTTTTCACAGAACTACATGAACGGATGGGTGGATGAGTTTCACATTGCCCCTTCATGTTTGCATCCGGGCGGGACCACGTTCACTCCGCCCAGTGTTGAGTATACGGTGTAAGAAGAATTTTGTGTTTTGTTCAGACGTAAAAACGTAATCTTTTATTAATCCAACGGAGATCTTACATGAAGATAGGACCCGCAGCAGCAGTAATCAGTAACAATCCCGCGTTCAGTAAGTTGGATATCCTGATGGCCGTCCCTGGGATGGCGTTCAGTGGCAAGACTTTTGATCAATTGTCGATCGGAGGATCGGAGTCTTCTGCCCATTACATGTCGAAGGCTCTGGCTAAACGAGGTCACCGAGTTACCGTATTTTGCGGTGTCGCTGAGAGAGTGCACTGCGATGATGTTGATTATCTTCCCATCAGTATGTTCCAGCAGTACGCGGCGCTGAGTCAGCATGATGTGTGCATTGTGCAGCGTCTCCCAGAATTATTTCCGGTTAATTGTCGTGCTCGGTTCTCCGCCCTCTGGTGTCACGATCTGGCGATGGGCCGGGCGTCGGACAAGGTGCATGGCACCGCGTGGAATTACGATACGGTGTTTGTGCTGAGCGAGTTCATGCGGAAGCAATACGAGACGGTGTACGCGCTGCCGCCAGAGCTCGTGACCGTGACCCGCAATGGGGTGGATCTGGAGTGCGTGCGGAAGGTGCGGGAAGGGCTGTCAGAAACCCACACCCGCAATCCTTTATCCCTGGTTTACAGTGCCCGTCCGGAGCGGGGGTTGGATGTGCTGCTGTCGCAGATCTTCCCCCGCATCCTCAAGTATGAGCCGATGGCCCAGTTGTTCTTGTGCACCTACGATAATCCGGTGCCGGAGTTGGCCGAGTTTTACGCCGGGTGCGATCAGATGGCGGCGCAGTTTGGCGACCGGGTGGTGAAACTCGGGAGTTTGACCAAAGCAAAACTCTACGAGCTGTACCATAAAAGCGGACTGTACGTGTATCCGACGCCCGCGTACTACGCGCCAGAGTTCGACGAAATTTCATGCATTTCATTCATGGAAGCGATGGCGTGCGGGTTGCCTGTCGTATCTTCTGATCGCGGTGCGTTGCCTGAGACCTTGGCCCCCGGTGCGGGTCGGTTGATCACCAAGCCCGTGCACACGGACGAGTATTACGACGAGTTCGCACAAGAGGTGGTCACGTTGTTGCGGGACCCCGCACAGTGGCGTATTGCTTCTGCTCTTGGGCTTAAACGTGCGGCGGAGTTGGACTGGTCGGGCGTGGCGGAGCAGTGGGAAGCGTTGTTCGTAGAACGGATACAGGCGCAAAACTCCGACATGGCCACGCTGGTGAATCACTTCTGGCGTCGGTCGGATATCTACGCCGCGCGGGAATGCTTGAAATTATTGTCGGAAGGTGACGCCAAGAGCGCGGCGGTCAAGAATCGGATCGAGAAAGACTGGGCCTTCTTGGATCAGCCCGACGGGTTCCGGAAGCAGTATGAGGATATCGGTTCCACGCACGACGCCGCCGTAATCAACTGGGCCCCTCGCGAGCCGCGCTACGAAGCGGTGAAGATCTGGCTGCGGAAACGTAGTGGTGAGGTGAAGAGTGTGTTGGATTACGGGTGCGCGCATGGCGCGTACGCGACCAATCTGCTGAAAGAACTTCCCGAGTTGCGGATCACTGGTGTGGATATCGATCAGCACGGTATCGAGATGGCCTACACCTTCGCGGAACAGTTGGGCGTATCCGCCCGGTGGCGCGGAGTGGTGGGCGGAACAGAACGGCTGAATGACCCCAATGTGCCAGAGATGTGTGAACAGTACGATGCGGTGATCGCGCAGGAAGTAATCGAGCACGTGGAGGATCCCGGCGCGACGCTGGCCGCGTTGGAGCAGCGAGTGCGGGATAACGGTTACGTCTACATTACGGTGCCTTTCGGCCCGTGGGAGTATTCGGATTACCGACGCTATCCCTTCCGTGCCCACTTGTGGGAATTCGATCTTCACGATCTGTACGATCTGCTGGAGAACACCAAGGGCAAGGAAGCCGACGTGCATATCTACGCCCTGTCCTACGGGCAGTCCCCGGAGGGTGACGACCCGTTGGGGTGGTGGGTGATCGAGTACCGGGTGACGCCGGAGACGCGGGGCAAGACGGGCAAGGTCCATTGGGATCGTAAATTATCCCTACAACGCCCACGTCAAACCGTGAGCGCAGCGATCATCGCCGGACCGAACAGTGAGGAGACGTTGCACTGGTGCCTGCGCTCACTTACCCATGTGGTAGATGAGGTGGTGATCGCGGACTGCGGGTTGAGTGAGGAGGCGTTGCGGATCATCGACACCTACCGATGGGGGGAGCTGTCCACGACCAAGATGTTGAAAGGCCCGCAGTACTATTTATTGGACGTGAAGGTGATTCCCGGAGTAGACCCGAAGGTGCACGGGTTTGAGACGCCGCGCAATATGGCTCTGGAGCACTGCACGCAGGACTGGATACTGTGGGTAGATACAGACGAGAAATTGCTACAGCCTGCGTTACTGCACAAGTATCTGCGCCCGAACACTTATCAGGGTTATTCCATTAAGCAGCACCACTTTGCGGTGGACACCCACTTTGACCCCGATTTGCCGGTGCGGCTGTTCCGGAATAATGGGAAATTGTCTTGGTTCGGTTGTTTATCAGGAAATACTTTGATAAGTACCGCAGAAGGAGACATTCCAATTAAGGATTTAGTGGGTACAAAGCCTTGGGTCTATTGTTATGACAATAAGAAAAAGCATATCTCTCTTGAGCAAGCTGACTGGATTGGTATGACTCGCCGTAAGCAAAAACTTTTGGCAATTGAGCTCGATGACGGTACAACGATTAAGGCTACACCAGAACACCCATTTTTGTTGCGTAAATGGCTAGGTGTTGCAGCTAATGGATATGTCCGTGCAGATCAACTAAAGCCTGGTGATCGATTGATGCCATTTTATCGTGCGAAAGACGGACGGCGTAAAGATCCACGTCAAGGATGGAAGGTTTGCCTTAAGGGCACAAAGATGTGTGTCGATGAGCATCGTTTTGTGTGTTCTGTTGTACATGGCAAAATTCCAAAGGGCTATCATGTCCACCATAAAGACCATGATCCGTATAATAATTCACCAGACAATTTAATTGCATTGTCTGCCGCTGAACATATTAGTCATCATCATAAAGGTAAAGTCCCTTCAGAAGAGACCTGTAAAAAGATTAGCGTTAATCATGCTGCCTGTGATGGTGAAAACAATTCTATGTGGGGGCGTAAGCACTCTGAAGAAACAAAGAACTTGATTGGAAGTAAGAGTCGTGAGCGCGGAGCGGGTTACGGTGCTTCTGAAAAGGGGTGGTTTACTGCAGAACGTCTTCGTGAGATGAACGCAAAGACTTGGACTGATCCTGTAATTCGCCAAAAGCGAATTGACGGTATTCGTAAGGCAAAAGCGGCTCATGCAAATAATCATAAAGTTGTGGCAATTAGGTTTGGTGGTGTTGAGGACGTATACAACATTGAGATGCCAAAGCCAAACCATAATTTCGTTGCTGGTGGTGTGGTTGTTCATAATTGTATCCACGAGCACCCTGAGGAGGCGTTGAATAAAGGACCGGGTCGGACGATTGTGATCCCCGATGTGCATATTCCGCATGTGGGTTATTTGATTGAGAGCGGACGGCAGGCACGGTTCACCCGCAACCTACCGATGTTGGAAGCGGATATGAAGAAGTACCCGGACCGGCAATTGCAGAAGCATTTCATCATGCGTGACCACATGTTACTTTCCACTTATGAGCTGCAGAACAATGGCGGGCGCATCACGCCGGAGATACGCGGACGGGCGACGGAGGTGATCCGGTTGTACCGGGAACACTTTTTAGGGAAAGGCTTCTTCTCGAACGTCGACCCACTTTCTTACTACAGTCAGGCGGTCACGTTGCTGGGTGAGGGGTTTGATGCGTTGATCCAGATATCGGCGGATAAGATCGACGCCAAGCCAAATGGCGCGTTGAAGGCCAGGTTCATGAACATGGATGACTATATGGTCGAGGTCACTCGTAGGGCGCGGGCTTCGGCCGAGCGGTTTGGTAGCAGATATTATTAGAGGAGTGGGCGGTGGTTGGACAGGGGCTGAAATGTAGGGTGTTTCCAGGGGTTTCTGAGGGCTTGGGCAGCCCTACCCCTAGGCCAGGCGTTGGCGACGCGTGGCGGCCCCTGTACGACGCTGTACGGGGGTGTTTTGATGGGGTCGAGGGGCTGGTTTCCCAGCTTCTGGGTTGTCACGCTGTAGTTTACACCACCGTGACCCGGATCAACAGTGCTTTCCCGCCTATCAGTTCTGTCTCCAACATCAACAGCGCGATCATCTCTCAGTACGCCACGGACGTGGAAGCGGAGATCGATTCCGTCATTTCTAAGCGTTACGTGCTGCCGATCGCCGTTGCCTGCCCGATTCTGACCGCCATCGCCACACGGGAGACCATCTACCGCATCGCGGTGGAGCGGGCGTTGGTGCAGTTCCCACCCGCCCAGCAGGGGAAAGCCCCGTTGCAGGTGCAGCACGAGGGCGATCAGAAGATGTTGGAGAAGATCGCGGCGGGCACGATGCAATTGGTGGGTACAGACGGGACGGTGGTAGCGGCGGACCTGACGCAGACGGATATTTACAGTACCACGATGAACTACGTGCCCACGTTCCACGAAGGGGCGTGGGGTGATATGGTTCAGGATCCAAATAAGTTGGATTCTATTATTAGTGACCGTGATTTCTAGGGGATTAGATAAAGTGTTTTTAAGCGGAGTTTACGGAATCGTTCATATTATCACTGGCCAAATGTACATTGGCAGTAGCGTGAATATGGTCAATAGGTGCTTAGGGCACTTCAAAAACCTAAGCAAAGGCACACATGGCAATATTCGGCTTCAAAGATCATGGAACAAGTATGGTGAAACTGCTTTCGTGTTTATAGTTATAAAGAGATGCTCGAAAAAGCATCTCTTGAAAGTTGAACAGGATTGGATTGACAGATGTGGAAGTTACAATTTGGCCCCTAAGGCAGGAAGTACTTTAGGGCTTAAGTGGTCCGCTCGTTCTTGTCGTAAACAATCTCAACGAGTATCAAAATACTTTCGTGATCCGGAAAATAGGCGAAAAAATTCAGAACGTATGAAGGAATTTGCGAAACAAAATCCTGATTTTTATGCGTGGCTTGGTCAATTTGCGGCAGCGAGTATACGTGGAACAAAACGATCTAAGAAGACTAAGAAGAAAATGTCTGAAGCTAAGCATTTAGCGTGGGTGAATTATACGCCGGAAGAACGTACTGTAGCTATAGAAAGGTGTAGGGCAAACATATCCTTACGAAACAGCACTCCGTGGTCAGACGAGAGTAAGGCCAAAGTGTCTGCTACTATGAAAAGAATCTATGCTCAAATGTCAGATGAATTCCTTTCTGAACGTTCTCGCAAAGCTAATGCTACTCAAACTTTGGAAGAGCGGACTGCTCGGGCGAAGAAGGGTTGGGAAACACGTAGAGCACGTGGGACCAGGTGGTCTGCGCGTTCTCGTCATAAACAGGCACATAGAGTGTCACAATATTTTAGTCGTCCGGAAAATCGTATAAAACAATCTGACCGTATGAAGGAATTTGCTAAACAGAATCCAAATATTTATATTAAAGGTTGGGAAACACGTCGGGCGTGCAGAAATACTGCGGATCGGAGGTTTTGATGCAACACCTCAAGACAATGGTTTTCGGGTTACTACTTATTTTACTTTCCGGCTGCGCGACGTTGGAAGGCGTGAAGGAGGTGGCCAGCAAGAAGGAAACGGTGGCGTTGTGTAAGGCTGCGGA